TCCAATTATTTTAACATTGAAATAGTCAATAATCAATCACTTGATGATAAAAGAAATAAAAATAGAAAACTTTTATTGTGTAATAAGTAAACCTTTTTTGTTTAAAATATCATAAACTTGTTGCCATGGATGTCTTAAACAAAACTTTAAAATAAGTCTAGCATTTTTATCTGGTTCAACCCCATGTTTTTTTTGTCCAACGTTTACAAAAATAATTTCATATGGATATGGTTTATGTTCAACATGTATAATTGGAATTGTATCAAAAAGATTTATGTTAATTGATACCATCTCATCCTCATCTTTATGATGACCCAATTTAGTATTTGGAAATTGATAACTAAATCTAGGAAAATTATTCATACCAAGAATACCCAATTCTTTTTCAACTGGTTCGATTAAAGGTTTTAAGGGATGAGAGTCTTTTATAAACAATTGATACCAAAATAATTCTTGTCTTTTTGGACAAAGCCAATGCCATTGTCCATATTTCTGAATATTGTTATAGAATATGTCTCTATATTTTTGTTTATTTACTTTGTAATTTATGTGATATATCATTTCTAAAGTATACACTACTATTTGAGTTTTGCAAGCTAAATTACGCTTCACAAGGTGTATTAAAAATTGTAATATAAAGGATGTTTTACTTTAATTGGTTTGAAATTTTATCTAAGGCAAGAAAGGATCAAACGGCGATATTGATCTTGACTTTTGCCCAAACTTCATTGTATAATCCATATACAACTAAAGGTTTAATGAAAGCCTTAAAAATAAATCACATACCTATACATTTATTTACATGGGGTATATTAGAGCAAAAACAAGACAGCTTAATCTGTCATTATAAAACACAAGAACCAATGAGTTATATTAAGAATCCATATTTCATGACTCAAAATGTTTCTATCTTAAAAAAGACAGAATATATACAAATGTTGTCTATGCGTAGAATTAGTGAAAAACATGATTATATAGCTAAAAACTATATTAGAAAAGATTTACAAAATCCTTTTATCTCTATAAAAGGTAATAAAATTTATTTTCCACAAGAAAGTAAATGTTAATAACTTTTGGGGATAGTTGGGTTTATGGAGTTGGCGCAGGATATACGTACGATAGCCCAGTAACCAAAGAGATATACGAAAGTAGTCTAGACTCTGATGAATTTGTAAATTGTAGTTTTAGAATATTATTAGCTGAAAGGATGGGCTTACAAAATATTAATTTTTCAAGAGGTGCGTCATCAAACCAAAAACAATTTAGACGTGCTTCGGAGTATTTCTTAAGAGATAAAAACGTTATCAAAAATAGTATTGTTTTATGGGGTTTAACATCCGTATATAGAAATGAATTTTTCAATACAAAACTAAATGATTATGAAAACTTTTTTATTCCTGACGTAACACGTGATATAGTTTTATCTAAAGTTTTAAGTGTAAGATATATGAGTGAAGAAGTAGAAGTTGAAAAACTGTATTATAATATTGAATTATTTAATCACTTCTTTAAGTCTATTGGTATTAAAAATTACTGGTTTAATATATTTAATGATCACGATTACCCAAATAAAGTAGACAATATTTTATTTAACGGAAATTCTTTATTATCAGTTTTAATTAATGATTATAAAAAGAATGATCAATACCATAAAAGTGTTTGGGCTGAAGCAACGGATAGAAAAATAAAAACCGCACTAAAAAATAAATTAGTCAATCCGATATCACAACACCCTACAAAAGAATCACACAGTAAGATAGCAAACTTACTATACAATGAATTACAGTCCTCGGCATCGAGGAATACCTAAACCAAAGAACCAACGTTCAACAGAAAAGGAGACAAATATGGTCGCATGGGATAAAGCCAAAGGAAAGCAATCCACTGGAAATCAGCAAAGAAGAGAAATCGAAAGATTAACTATGAGTATCGGAGATACTAAAGTTAGATTGGTAGGCGATGTAATGCCAAGATACTGCTATTGGGTAGTCACTACAGAGGGCAAAAAAATGCCTGTGGAGTGCTTACAGTTTAGTAGAGAAACTGAATCATTTGATAACTCTGCTCAAGACCCTTTCAAAGAAATTGACGAGTCAATTTTTTCAGATAAACCACAGTTTTCATATGTCTGTAATGTGATAGATCGTGCTGATGGTAAAATCAAACTATTTGATTTGCGTTCAACAATCTACTCACAGATTGTAGACTATGCAACTAATCCAGATTACGGAAACCCAGCTGGGGAATCAGATGGTTATGATATTACTATTAAAAAGGAAAAGACTGGTCCTTTACCGCAAAATGTAAAGTACTCTTGCTTACCTGCCCGTAATAATTCACCTCTTACAGAAGATGAAAAAGCATTAGAACTTTTTGATCTTTCAAAGATTTATAAGCGTCAAACATACGAAGAGCAAAAAGAGTGGTTACTTCAAAATACCTCATATTTTGCTGGAGATGTTTCAGATGAGTTTAAACCTCAAGAAGATGTGGATGACTTAGCATGAAGAAATCCTTAGCAGATATGACCACTGCTGATAAAGCACCGAAGAAATCCTTTGGTGCTTTTACAAGCGTGGAAGGAAGTCAAGCTCAGATAGACCTTGATATCTTAAGAAAGCATAACGTATTTTTTGCGACTCCTTGTTACGGAGGAATGGTAACAGATCAGTTCTTTTTATCTATGTTTAGAGTAACTCAAGACTTAATGAAGCATGGAATAAATTTTCGAATCACTACATTAAGAAATGAGTCACTAGTAACTCGTGCAAGGAATATTCTTACTGCTATGTTTTTAGAATCAGAGTGTTCTCATTTAATGTTTATTGATGCTGATATAGAATTTGATTCTGAATCAGTGCTTAGAGCTTTAGCCTATGATAAGCCTATTATGGCAGCAGCATACCCTAAAAAAGCATTACCTATACAGTATGCAATCAACTTTAAATTTGTCGATCAGGATACTAAACAAATCAGAGTAGAAAACGGTGCTGTAGAAGTGTTAGACGCTTCTACTGGGTTTTTCTTGATAAAAAGAGAAGTAATCGAAAAAATGATGCAAGAGTATCCTGAATTGCATTATAGAAATGATTCAAATATCGATGAGAAGTATCATAAGTATTGTTACTCATTTTTTGACACAATTCATGATCCTGATGATAATCGGTATCTTTCAGAAGATTATACTTTCTGTCGAAGGTGGCAAAAGATTGGTGGAGAAATTTGGCTAGATCCAAATACGAAACTAAACCATGTGGGAAGTTATACTTTTGAAGGAGATGTTTCTAAGATTATTAATCAAGGAAGCTCTAACTAAAATGAAGACGTAGTTCTGACGTGGAACTAACACTGCGGAACTACGTTCCTCGCTGCGGCACTACGTGCCAACGCTACGACATATAGACGAGCCGTGTTCACCAGCTATTCACCTGCGGTGTAACGCTGTTCACAAGCTATGCAGCAAATTTAGCATATTTTACAAGGAAGTGCAATGACTAAAATTTTATGCTCAGCCGACTGGCATATCATATTACACAAAAAGAAGGTTCCATACGACTGGCAAGTGAATCGATTCAAGCAGATGTTTCGTAAGCTCATTGCTCTTGAACAACGCTGTGATGTACATATCATCGCTGGTGACATCTTTGATAAAAAGCCTGAGCCAGATGAAATCTGTCTGTTTTTGAGCTATATCAATTCAGTCACAATTCCAACCTACATCATCCCTGGAAATCATGAAGCGACTAGAAAAGGAGAATCGTTTTTTGAACACTTCACTCAGGAGAATGCTATTAAAAATGAGAACGTCCATGTATTTACTAGAAACGGACGTGCGACTGTGGGTAACACGTCATTCCAGTTCTTTCCCTATGGAGAGATGCAGACGGGCAATCTCCCAACTTATGTGGAAGATGATATTCTCGTTACTCATATTCGAGGAGAAGTTCCGCCACATATTACGCCAGAATATGACTTTTCCCTTCTCTCCAGCTGGGGCCTTTGCCTACTTGGTGATCTACACTTTAATCATCGTTATGGTGACACTAACTGTTACTATCCTGGCTCTCCGCTAAACACAACC